ACCAGACAGAACCGTCTCGAACCTCTGGAGTAGTTTGTCAGACATTCCATGTTTAAACTTGACTCCGCGCATGACTTCGTAACCATTCAGTTCGAAGTGACCACCAATGATCGGACACTGACAGGTACGAAGAAACTCTTCACATTCATCACGATTATCATCTGCAATCCACGGAACTAGACCAACACAGAGATCGCCAAAGTTGACGGCAGTTGGTTCTTCATACAAGTGGAAGTAATCGTTCCTGTCAACAAAGAGTTCCTTTAGAGAATTTACTTCATTGGTATTCTTGTAGAAGGTATCGTGGTTACCGACAATACAATGTACGTGAATCTTCTTCTCGTCAAACTTCTGAAAGAATCGTTTCCTGACTTCGTGTAGTGTATTGAAGTTGACGTACTTGCGACGATCCATCAGATCACCGAGATGAAGAACCTGATCGATATTGTTTTCTTCGCAATATGGAAAGAACTGATCCTCGAAAAACTCTAAGAAATGATCCAGAAAAATAGAGGAGTCGTTTCTTGCACCAAAGTGCGTATCATTAATGATAGCTACTTTCATTCAAATAGTTTTCCGTCTGATTCTTTCTTTGATTTCTTTTTGGGCTGCATTCTCTTTACGTCCTCATCGGAAAGATTGAAATGTTCTTTCATGGCATCTTTCATTGAATCTCGGTCAAAATAATTCTCTTTGTACCATGTACTCATCGTACCATCGTCTTTCATTTCAGCTAGTTTAAACTTTATGAAATTCTGCTTCTTCTCTTTCTCTATTCTTCGGAGAAAGGCATAGTAAATTATCTGTGTAAAATATGAGAACGGATTCTTTGACTTCTCTGGATTGAAGTTATGTGCATACATTATGCAATTCTCAATCGAGTCGTTGATCATCTCATCCTTGTACGGATAGTTTGTAAAGTTTGGTTTCTGTGCCAAGTGTTCTGCAATGTCTATAAAGCATTTACCAATATAGTTTGATATTGGTGCCTTAGGCTCTCCTGCATTCTCAGCTTCAATGAGAGCCTTTTTCCATTCACACATGTGCTTGAAAAATTCTTTGTTATCAATATAGTGGTTCTTTTTACCCATGTAATCTTCTTTCTTCACATAATATACACTCATAAAAATTATTTACAAGTTTTTTATTGACAAATTCTGTACACCCTTTACAATCCCCTGTGTAAGGGGTGAAAAGGAATACTCTAGAGTTACTTAAAGAGATTCATCTCCATACTCATCTGACAGTGGATCTGGGTTCCAGTCAGTCCAGCGATTACCATAATCTGGATCAGTTTTTTCTTCTCCCGTATATTTGTGATCATTGATTTCCTCGTAGAAATCGCCGATGTCATCTTCGGGATAGTCGAAATCATCCAGCTCATCCAAATCTAGATAACCCTCCTCGATAAGGTTCTTTATGAAATCAGGAGGGAGCATCATACTCATGAAAATTGAATTCTTTGACTGACCGGGTGGCAGAGGAAAAGGAGGTTCCATAGGGTGAGGTAGTTTAGTGTTCTTTTCAGTCTCATCGATTTGGTCTTCTAGCTTTTGAAGATCTTCTAGAATCTTTTCCAAGGGACTATTTTGATTTAGATCCTTTGGAGATTTCTTAAAATCTCTGGATGATTTATTTTTCATTTCTGCATCATACAACTTAGCAACATCGTCAGAAGGTGAATTCCATGTAACTATAAAATTCTCTGGAATCTTTACAGTGTCTTTTTTAATGTTTATAAGCCAGTCTTTCAGGAAAGTTATTTCCTGAGTCTGACCAAGAGGGGTGCTTCTAAGTTGTGTGGCAAAAACCATGGGATTTTCGAGAATAATCTTCTCTCCTTTTTTCCCTTTTATCTTGGCGATGATCTCTTCACCACTCTGTAATTTAAGAACACGGTAGGACGAACTCATATTGTCTCCTTAGATTTTCATTGAAATTAGCTTATAATCAAAATGTTCCTTAGTATATATTTTGATTCTAGCATCAAGATGTCGCATAGTGTGATTTCTGTACTTTTTATGGGATAAATTATCTGCTAGGTCATAGAGCTTCATACTATCCTTGCTCTCAGAGCGTCTCAGACCTCTTCCTATGGACTGTAAGACACGAATGACGGATTTGGACGGGGATGTGAAAATAATATTGTGAATGTTTTTGATATTGATTCCTGTAGAGCATGTACCGTAGGAGGCGACCAGAATAGCGTCTTTTTCCTTATCCACAATCTGTCTGATTTCCTCTCTCTGCTCGACATCTGTACCACCGTAAATCATGAACACCTTCTTATCTGGACACATCTCACTGATAAGATTATATAATGGCTTGCCGTGTAAATCAACATAGTTGAATAGTATGAGAGTGTTACCTTTTACAGACTTTGCGAGTTTGGATATGAACTTATTCCTTCCCTCATGACCAACTATCCATTTTAGTTCGTCGATATACTTTGCTCTTTTGATCTCTTCGATTTCTTCTGGCTTATATTCTAGGACGAGACAGTCAATTGAAAGATTTGAAAGGACTTCCTTTTCCATCAGGTTCTTTGTGGTGGTCACTTTTTGAACTCTACCAAACAGACCTTCGATCACCAGTTTGTGGACCTGTGTTCCGTCTAATGTACCCGTGGTGCCGATGCGGAACTCTGCGTTTACCATCTTGGACATGAGAGACGTGAGTGACTTTGCCTTGAACAGATGACACTCATCACCGACTACCATCTTATACTGCTCGAAGTATTCTGGGGGCATCTTGTAGATGCTCTGCCAAGTGGATATTACAACCTGCTTCGGTGTGGTCTTGTCCTGACCGGAGAAGATCGTGTGACAGTTCTTTTCGACTTTCCATTCCTTACCGGCATAGTCACGGAAGTCGTTATACATCTGAGAGACTAGACCAGTAGTTGGAACCACGATTAGAATCTTTTCGTCCTCTTGGATCTGCTCTAGACAGTACCGAACCAGACAGTAGATTATCAGAGATTTACCACTTCCTGTGGGAGAGAGAAGTAGAGACCTCTGATTCTTGATAGCGTGCTTTATTGCATCAAGCTGGTAATCATATGGAGTTATCTTCATATTCAGCGATGCTATGAACTGTTCGACTTCATCCGGATCAAGTTCTACGGTGTTATCGAAATCTTGTTCAATTGTGTAGTTCCTGTCTTTCGCAAACTGTATGAGATAGTCCATCAGACCGATATAGAGTCTGCGTGAATACAGATTAAACAGGCGGATCATACCGTCCCATTTTTTATTCTTATATGCTGGGGTGTATTGATAGTTCGGTACTTCGAAGGTGAAGAACTGGTTGAGTTCTTTTGCAATCGAGTCGTCACAATCAATTTTCATATTGACGGAATCTAATTTATGTACATTTATCTGAGTCACACATTATTTATGCCCCCTGTGTGAACTTGATCCAGTCGAGTGCTGCTCTGATATTCCACTGTCGGTTAGAGATCATTTTTACGACACTCTCCAGATAGCTGACAACTTCCTCTTGGAGCGTAATCTTTGCACTCAGCTTGATCATTTCCTCGTCAGATTCAACAAAGCGATCTACTTCGGTCTTGAGGATCACCAGATCAAACGGTTCCCAGCCGAATCTGTCGAGATCTTCCTGTGACATTTTACCTGTGTAGTATAGCCACTTATTGCGTCTCTTGACTTTCTTCTCAGATAGAACATGTTCCAACTTCAGCTTTTCTTTGCTGTGGAGGATTAGGTACTTGTTATGGATTTGTGGGGTTCTGAGTGACTCGGTGTCGAGTTCTGTTTTATCAATCTCTAGGTCTTTATTCACCATCTCATAAAGTTCATTAAGTATCATTCATTCCTCATTCTATTGAATATGAAGTATAAGAAAATGTGGCTGTCGCAATCACAGGTTCTGTGTCCACAACCACTGAGGAGAATTGAATTCCGCTGATCCCAACTGGGAACATGTCTTTGAATACAACTTTCCTTATATCATTATACGATCCATCCATGATTTGTAAAGTGGCGTCTTTGAAAATGTTATTATGCCCATTCCATTCACCCGGAACATCTTCTGCCGTACTACAAGTCCTCATCCAGTTATAAACTTCTAGCCAGTTTTCCATCTTTTCATCTACGAGGAATGAGATTGACATATTCTCATAGAAGTATCTACCAACTGGCGTTCTAATGGGAACACCTAACTGTGCAACAGGTAACTCAAGTGGTGATATTGTCAGTGAGGGTAGGTTTACAGATTGTGCAAAGTACTCAACATTTGGAATTTCTGGGAATTCCAACTTGAAAAAGTTTGTTGCTAGGTAGTTATTTGTTGGTGGTTGTGACATACTAAAGTATTTATAAAAAAACAACGAGGGTCCGAAGACCCTCGCTGCTTATTTTAATTAGAACTCTAAAATCAGTTACCGTGAAGGTTCTTGATTGCGAAGAGACGGTAGTACTGGTTACCACCTGCGGTTGCGTTGAATACGCTACCGGATCCATCGTTACGAGCGAATGGGTTGTTGACCATTCCGTAGCGAGTCTTGAACCCGATCTTGGGCTGGAAGGTGTCTTGACCAACCGCACGCACCATCTGGAGGGGAACGTAGGGGCAGTAGAACAGACCAGCATCATAAGGGCTAGTTCCCTTGTAACCAACACATGCGAAGTCAGTACCTTCAGTGCTTGAGTAGGGATCAATGTAGACTCTCATCTTACCATTGAGAACACCAGCGAAGGTGTTACCAGTGTCATCAACTTCCAACTGGTTGTTGATGGCAGGTGAGATGTTAAGGAAGCCACCCATTGCGAGAGCACTTGCAACATCCGACGAGCAGATGAGGAAGTTACCCTTACCACGGCGAGTTTCCTTAGCGATGGTGTTAGCTTCACGTTCGATCTGGAACATGAGACCACGGAAGCGTTCTGCGCTCCAACGACCATCAGAGTCGGTGTTAAGGTCGTAGAGGCCACCAACGTTTCCAGCTTTACCGGAAGCGTTTAGATCAGTCTGCTGCGCACCTAACTGTGCGTTGTAGTAGATGGTACGAACAAGTTCGCGGTTGATTTCAGCGAGAACTTCGGTGCTAAGAATGTTAGCAAGTTCGGTTTCAGCATCAAGTCCGTGAACAGCCTTGAGATCCTGAGCAAGCTCAGTAGTGTACTCAGCCTTGAGCGCACGGCTACGAGCAGAGACAGCAACACGATCAATGTTGAATGCCATCTGAGCGAATCCGGTATCGGAAGTTCCGGGAGCGCCACCAAGCTCTTCAGCAGTACCGGTAAGCATTCCACGGAATGCCTCACCGAATGGTGTAAGTGCAGAGTTATCACGAGGATCTGTAAGGTTGTACGTGGCACCAATTGCACCATCATAACCACCAGTACGACCAGTTGGGTTTACACCACCGGTAGCACTGAATGCTGCAACACCGTTGACCTGTGAAACAGGACCGGAGTTACCTGAGAACTTAGCGTTAGCTTCTTGGAAGAGAGCTTCGGGGGACGAAGCAACTGAACCAGCACCAGCAGCAGCTTGAGCACCGTAACGGGCACGCATCGCGAAGATGAGACCGGTAGGAGCACTCATGGGCTGAACACCAGCGATGTCGTAAGCCATTAGGTTAGGCATAGCACGACGAACGAGGCTAATAAGGACGGGATCGTAACCAGCAAGAGCGCCGACGCCACCTGCTGTGATCTGAGGATCAGAGAAGTTACCACCCATTGCGTTGGCTGGTGCGGCTTCCTGAATGTACTGCTCACGAAGAGCTTTTTCTTGGTTTTCTAGAAGGACCGAAGTTACCTTCTTCTTGTACGAATCTTCGATTCGGGGGAGTGCGTCATGCTCAAGTAGGGGTTCCCACTTTTCGCAAAGAGCATCCATTGGGGCTTGGTTATCAAAATCCATTTTAGATTTCTCCTGTTAAGGTTTTAGTTTAGTTTAAAAAAAGTTAATATAAATTTAGTGCTTTCTCTTGTGGAAGCTAAGGGTATCCATGTATCGATCCATTGCGCTTCCATTTGTGATT